AGTGAAGTTAAAAAGAAACTATCAAACTATTCAGATGGAAGAAGCAAGATTAAGTCTGGAACTACAAGAGAAGAAAAAGAGCAGACAAATAGTTTTGCTGGATTTAGAAAACTAGCTGTATAAATAAAAATTTAATTAAACAATCAAATATAAACAAAAATGCAAATAAGTGGATTACAAATAAGCCAAGGTAACTGGCATGCTGGTTTAACCCAAGCAACACACTTACGTACTTTCTTCTTAACTGAGCCTGAAATGGCTAGTCAAGTTGTAACACGTATTTATAACAAACAAAATGGTTTTAAAAATGCTTTGTCTTTGTTGACAGGTGGCGTTGGTAAAGCTAAAGAACTAAATGACATTATCTATCGTTGGGGTGTAATGGGAGATAGCCGTAAGGCAGTGCCTATCACTAAAGCTGTATTTAATGGAGCAACAACTTATCCTGGTATTGCATCTTCAACATTCCAAATTGGAACTGGTGAAAAATGGTTTACAGAAGGTGACGTTTTAATTCCAGATGATGCACGTTATTCTTTCAGAGTAGTTTCTGCAGTTGAGTATGATGGAGTTGACTTCATTATGACATGTCAAATGGTTACAAACAATCAAGCTGATTACATTCCTGCAGCTTTATTAGCAGTTGGAAAAGAATTGTCTAAAGATTTCAACATTGTTGAAAATGACCATTCCCGTACATCAGGAGAAACACACTATGCAACTCCACTATTGTTGGAGAATTATATGACTACATTGCGTAAGTCTTATAGCATTACAGGTGCTGCTCATGACAAAGTTCTAAACATTAAATTAACTAATCCAGATGGTTCTGAACAAGCATCTACTTGGGTTAAGTATAATGAGTGGGAATTTTGGTGTCAGTGGATGGATGAAGTAGAAATTATGTTGATGTATGGTAAGTCTAATGTTAAGACTAATGGTACAACTGATATGAAAGGTGCTTCTGGAAACACTATCTATACTGGTGCTGGACTAGAACAACAAATTGCTGCTGGTAATAAACGTTACTACACAACTTTAACTGAAGACACTATCCGTAAGTTCATGAATGACTTGTCATACAATGGTACTGAAGATGGTCCTCGTGAGTATGTTGCTCTATGTGGCCGTGGATTCATGGATTTGTTTGACCAAGCAATGAAAGCTTCTGCTTCAAGATTCACATTAGTGGATAGTAAATTTATCTCTGGTTCAGGTCAAGACTTGCAATTAGGTGGTCAGTTCACTAAATACACAGGTTTGAATGGAGATTCATTTGTATTACAAGAATACAAACCATACAACTCTACAATGAGAAATCGTTTGTTGCACCCTCACACTGGTTTACCAGCTGAGTCTTATAAAGCAACATTCTTGAATTTCAAGTCGTATTCTAAAGGTGAACCATCTATCCAAAAAGTATATACTAAAGGTCGCGAGACTGTAAGTACTTATGTTGAAGGTATGTATGGCCCTTATGGTCCTAAGAAAAACGGAACATCTGCTACAGCTGTTGATGGATATGAATTCCATATCATGACAGAACAAGGTGTATTGTTTCGTGACCCTAGTAATGCTGCTCAATTTATTTTAGACGTAGATTCTATGTCTTAAATTAAATACTAATGATAATGTGGAGAGGACTTAAAACATCCTCTCTACACTTATTATTAAATTAACAGTTAATTAAGTTGCTAATTAGTGATTTAATCTGTATATTAATAACAACAAAAGATTAAAAGGAAACAATTAAAAAAAGGAAAATTAAAATGGAACAAAAAACGTACATCATCAAACCACATGTTAAGGCTAAATTCTCAGGAGTTTCTTCCCTACCTAAAACAAGAACAGTTTATACTGGAGCTCAATTAGATCATGATGGATTATATAAAACAGGACTAACTCACAAAGAGGAAGTTGAATATGCAGAAGAACTAGGATTGCCTAAAGGACATTTCAGTAAAACTAATGCAGATTTTTGGGGACAATTAGAACTAAGACTAAACAATGACAAAGCTACTAAATTTCCAACATCATCAATTATGGATGTTGTTAAATTTAAAGCACTTTGTGAAAGAAGTAATGTTGCTAAGAGTTCTTTAGAAATTAAAGCAAACCCTAATGTTGAATTCTTTGTTGAAGATTTAGAATCACAAGCAAAAGAATTAGAATTACAAGCTGATGTTGAATTAACTGCAATGGAAAAATTCTCAGCAACAACTACAGCAGAAAAGAAAGGCTTGCTTAAAATATTAAATGGATTTGAAAGAGTTCCTATGCGTGGAATTGATAACTTGTCTGAGACAATTATTAAAGCTGAATTGTATAAGAAGCTTAAGAATGATCCAAAGAAGTTCATTGAAATTGCATCAGATAAAGATTTGTCAACCAGAGTTATGATTGAAGAATTACTTGAGCAAGGAAAGCTTACAAAGAAATCAAACTACTATGTTTATGAGGGAGAATCTCTTGGATCATCTATTGATGGTGTATTAGAATTCTTTAAAGATCCTAAAAAGCAATCAATTAAAATTGCTGCTAAACAAGATGTAAAGAAACCTACTAAAGAAGATTAATAGATGACTGCACCAGAAATGGTAGTTGCATTTAAGTTTAGGTTAGATAAAGCGGACAGTTTAAATTATCCAAACTTTGACAATACAGAAATTGACTTGTTATTAAATCAAGCTCAAGAGAGATTAGTCAAACAAAGATATGGGTCTAACAATATCAAGAGAGAATCTTTTGAAGAAACTCAAAAGAGAACTGAAGACTTAAAAGCAATTGTATCAAATGCTATACTTGCTCCATTACCTAATGCTATTGATAATATAGATGTTACAGCACAGTTTGTAAATCTACCTCAAGATCATTGGTTTATTCTACAAGAAAGAGCACTTATATCTTATCCAGATTGTAACAATGCTCAGGTTCAGGAAACAGTTAATGTGTATGGAATTCAGCATAATGATATAAATAAGGTTATAGGTAATGCATTTCTTAAGGCAAGCAAGAATAGAATCTTAAGACTTATGGAAGATGGTAGAGTGGAATTAATTCATGATACAAATTCTTCAATAGTTAATTACAGATTAAGATATATCAGAAGACCTGTATCAATTAGTTCAATAGTTCCAATAGTTGATTGTGAATTATCAAATCATCTACATGATGAATTAGTTGATGGAGCAGTGTTATTAGCTTTAGAAGATGTGGAAGCAAGAAGACAACAAACATACAATACAATAGATAAAACAAACGAATAATTAAAATTAATTCAAAATGAGTATTAAATATCCAATTAATCCATCTTTGGGTGCAAGTGTAAAAGCTTTTCCAAAGACACAATATGATAAAATTAAAGAGATGATTGATGCTATTAATGATCTTGCAACAACTGCAACATTAGGAGCTACAACAACTACAACTCTTTCAGTATCAGGCCAACTTACAACAGCAACTGGTGTACTATATAAACACACTGGTGTAGCAGTTAACACAACTGCATTAGCAACATTAGCAACTGTTCAAGCAGGTGTAGTTGCAGGCCTAATGACATCAACTTCATTAGGTGCAGTTACGGTTACATTGCCATCAGCAACAGTTCTTGCAGCAGCATTAGGTGCAACAACAGGTTCTTGGTATGATTTTGCAATTGACAATTCAAATGGAGCAGCAAATGTTACATTAGCAGTAGATGCTGGAACAACAATTGCAGTAGTTACACCAGCAATTACAGGTGGTGCAAATTTGGTAGTTTCTACAGCAAATGTTGTTGGAACATTCAGATTGTATTTTTCATCTCCAATAGTAGCAAGACTATTTAGATTAGCTTAAAATTAAACAAAACAAATACAACAAATACAATTAAAATTTAAAATTAAAAAATAATGAATACTATTAATGTAAATGAAATCTTTATTGGTAATGGAGCAGCTTTAGATGCTAACAACACTAATATTGCAGCTTTAACTAAGCAAACTGCTATTGTTGGTGCTGACATGACAGCTCTTAATCCAGCTGGTGGAGACACAATCACAACACAGCCTGTTATTTACTTGGTTAACAAATTAGCTGATAGCACACTAAAACGTTCTTTTCCAGTTAAAGGAACTTCTGTAACAAGTTACAAAGCTGAACATTATGCTCCAGCAAGACGTTGTGTTGCAACAGTTGGTTACCAACGTGGATCAGTAGTTGATGGTGTTACAACTGCAGCTAGTGGATCTATTGAAGTAAACAATGACACTCTTTACAATTTGTCAATCCGTTTTAAATGGGACAAACAATTTTTCTCTGAGCGTCCAGAAATGCTTAGAATTTCTTTCACATCTGCTGCAGCTGCAACTCAATTAAACATTGCAACTCAAATTACAAGTTTAATCAACAATTCTGCTTATGGTTCTCAACCAGCTGGAATTAAAGTTATTAAAGCTGTTACAATTGGTGATGGAAAT